TCCACCTTCATCTTTTAGTCCACCGTCTTCAAACATCTCCATTTGTTTTGGTATGCCACCTTTGCTTTTTTCATTTAAAGTCGCTAATGCTTCTATTTCAGGACCTGTAAGTTTATCTTTATTAAGTATATCTTCAGGAGTATATCCTCTTTTGTATAACTCATTCATGAGTTCTGTCTGTGACAAATTAGTCAGTTGTGTGTCAGCAACTTCACCTTTTGGCATTTCTGCTTGTTGGATATCTGCGTCCTTAGTTTTTTTCTCTGCCATTTACTTCATCCCTTAATAGTTTTAGTCTACGCAACATGGCTATTGAGCCTTGACAAGCGTATATGATGTGCATATCTTTTGCCTGTTCCATTGTCTTATGCTGTTGTTCTATCAGCACATCAATGTATTTATTCAGATGGTGTTGGTGACTGACCAGCGGCTTGAGATTGCTGAGTATCTGTTTGTCCACCTTGTGCTACTCCCGAAAATCCTTGTTCTCCAGGTCTAGGAGCTTGTCCTGTACCTATCGTTCCCCCACCTACACCTGTTGGGTCATTTGGATTAAGACCTGCAGGTGGTTGTTGTTGTGGCATATCCCCTCTAAATTCTTTTAGTAACTCTGCTTGTCTTGCTGCTTCATCCATGTTGTTAGTAACTTTGTCAGGGTCTAAGTCCATAGCTTTTGCTATTTCACGAATGATAAAGTTAAACTTAGCAAATGGAGCAAGTGCAGGGTTAGACGCAGTTTGTAAGAACTGCATAAGTCTTTGTGACCTAACTTCGTTAGCCATGAGACTTTCTGTTCCTCTTGCCTTGACTTCTAGATCACCTCTTATTTCAGGGTCAAAGTCAAATTGCATATTAAATCTAAATAAACCTTCGCCTAAAGGTTTTAATAAATAGTCATCTATATTTTTTATTACAGTCTTTATACTACCACTTGCAGCATTCATCAACATAGATATACCTGATGCAGTTCTACCCACACCTGTTACACCAGTTTGACCATGAGCAAATGATGGAAAGCCAGTACTCTCGTCTGCTAATACTCTTGCTTTATCAAACAACTGCATATTCTCATTTGATACGTTAGGGAACTTAGTTCCAAATATAGCTTGACCCGGAGCACCACCTTGTCTTCTGAATATCTTTCCCGGATACACAGATAGATCTTGTCCTGGCACTAGGTTTGTTTCATCTACTTCTATGAGTAAGTTGCCTGATAATACTGCGTTGTCAACAGCCATTCTCATAAAACCATTCATTAGAGTTTGTGTGTCATCCATATTCTCTGCTAGACCAACACCAAAGAATGAGTACGGATTTAATTCATATGGTGCAGCCATATAAGGTATCTTTGCTGGTTTAAATGGATTTAGCACTGCTCTTAATACTTTTCCACCACAAACCCAAATGTTAGCTTGTAATTCATCAAAGTCTTGTAGTTCTTTTGGTATATCAACATCTTGCTCTTGTAGCATAGCAGTGTCCATCATACCCCAATATTCAAAGACTTCAAATCTTTCTACATAGTTTTCTTGATTGTAGTCTGTTAGATCATCTTCCCAATACTTCTTTACGTAGTTTTCTCCATCCATGATAACGCTTTCAATAACGTTTTCTCTGAAGAATGGTCTACGTTTTAAAGAACGTAACTCTGTTCTTGACATCTTATGTCTTTCAATAACGTATTGTGCTTGATCTATATTTGTAGAGTCAGGGTCTGGATAGAAGTTCCAAACAGACACATGACTTATTTGTGGTGTTGTTTTAAATGTAGGATCATACTTTCCTTCTGCATCCCAATTAGGATACTCTTTATCTAAAGCAAAAGGTCCTTTCATAACTCCAGTTCCAAATAGAGACATCTCAAATGCAGTGCTTCTTAAATGTTTGTTAGCTCCTGATTCCTCTAGTTGGTCTGTTATTTTCTTTTCCATACTTTTTGCCGCAACCATCGCAGGACTGAACGTGATCGCTGTAGGAGTTTTACCCACACCTTCTTCAAGGCTTTTAATTTCTGACAAGTCATCTTGCAAAGGTCCAAGCCTATCAAGTAAACTCTTTTCAGTAGAACCTTTAGGGAGTTCCATGCCATCACCACTGAAACCATAAGGTGAAGTGATTGGAGAATCTCCACTAAGTTCTTGAGGTTTTTTCGGATCAAAGTTAACATCTTTTGCTACTCCTTCAGGTAATGTTGTAGGTTCTATGCTAATTGGAAACTTATTTCCTGCAAACAAAACATCAACTATTTGACCATAAGCAGCCAATGTTTTTGTTTTAGTTATCTTTATGAATACTCTAGATTTTTCTGCTTCAGTAAACTGAACATCAGGACCATAGATTCCTCTGTAGTTTCTGTAAGCTCTTGTCCATCTAAGTTCATCTTCATATCTATAGTCTTCAGATTTTTTAAACTTAGCCATTACATAGTCTGCTAATTGAGAAGCCGAAGAATCATCTTCTGTATCGCTTTCCTTTATATCATTTAAAGCTATTGCTTCTTCTTCTTCTAGTAAAATATCTTCTTCTGCCATATTAATATCCAAATGTTGCGTCTGCTACAGGCATACTACTTTTTGGTCTGCCTATAGGGTCATAGTCAAATATACTAAATCTAGGTCTTGACATAATGCCATATCTTAGTGCGTCATAAATATGGTCTTCTGCTCTAGTATCCACATCTTCAGGATTCTTTTTGTCTAGAGGTATAGCTGGTAGCTGTGCTATGCTATTCATACACGTATTAAAAAACACCATTCTAGGTTGTTCTGTAAACTCATCTATCTGTAGTCTTCTATGTATCTCGTTTTTACCTGATACTCTACTACCTTTACTTCTATCAGATGGTCTAAACCTACAACCTCTTTGTATCATTTGTTCTGCAAGAGATGGACCAGTATCGCCACGTTTATGCCAAAGGCTACTATCCAACACACCATACTTAATATTTCCATCTTCAGACTCTAAATCTAGTATCATATCTGCCAAATCTGTGGCAAGGACTTTGCTAACATACAACTCTCTATATACAATAAGTTGCTCGTCTGGAGAAACAGCAAACCACAGCACAGCACTATAAGAACCATAACCATAGTCACAAGCACGAAATTTAACCCAATTTCTTGGAATGTCAAAAGGCTCAATAACGTGAGTATCCCTACTAAACTCAGTGAAAGCAGCACCTTCTTTAATATCCCAATCACCCTCAAGCAACTGTTTACGTTGGTGTTCAGGGAGGGATAGAAGCATCGCTTCGTAGTCTCCTTGATTTGAGAGATATGGGTTGTCAGATAATCTAGCAGGTATGAATCTTCTTTTGAAAAGTGCTTCGCCTGCTTTACTATGCCCATCAGGATATTTAAGAACTTGTCCTGTCTCAATGTTTGTGGCATCAAATGCTCTTCCATAAGGTGCTGGGTCAATGAACATCTTCTTAACCCATTGATGACCCGGACCTCCTGGGTTAGTTGTCGCTCTCATGTACACTGGTAAATCAGCGGCAGTAGAACGTAATCTTGACCTCATGTAGTTCCAAGCAAATGGTGTTGCCCACTGTGTTAATTCGTCAAAGCCTATCCAACTAAAAGCTAAACCTTGATATCTTAATACATCATCATCTCGGTCTAGGTAGGACATCCACAGTCTTGCACCTGATGGAGCTACCCATTGCATCTTTCTTTCTGACCACTTTATACCCTTGTATATCTGAGGATATAATTCTCTTGACTTCCAAACTAATTCTCTTAGTTCTTCTGTCGTGTGTCTTAGTAACAATCCACTAAACTGTGGATGATTCATATAACGTAGTGGGTCTGCTAACATGGCATATGATTTACCACCACCTGCTGAACCACCATATAGAACTTCTCTTTCGGGTGATGCCAAGAACTCTGTTTGAGGACCTTCGTTAGGTCTAAAAACTATATTGTGTTCTTCTTGTGGTACAGCCTCTATATCTTCAACGATACTAGGCTTTTGCACCCGTTCTTTCTTCTTCGTAGGCTTTCGCTTTTTGTATTGCCTTTTCTGCCCATTCAGTCCATGACTTGAGAGTTCTAGCTTTGTTCTTACGTTGTCGCTCATTTATTAATCTTTTTCTTAATCCTACATGAGATATATCTCTACCTGTTTTTGTTGTCAACCAATTTGCAACTTGTCTGTACGAATATTGCTTTACATATTGTCTAGCAACTTCTATGGCTTCTAACTCAAAAGGTATAGGGTCAAGTAAATTAGAATCTTCTTCGTTAACCTTATAACCAAAAGGCACTATCCTTGCTATACGTGGTATCTGTATCCACTCTTTATCTTCTTTTAAATCTGTTGGTTGTGGTAGCTTCCACTTACCTAAACTTCTATTCATTGCTTCTTTTTTATATTATCAACAAAAGTTACAGGGTTGACATACTTTTTAGTAGTTAGTCCACCTGCTTTAAAAAAAATGTATCTTATTGGCTCATCATCGCCTATTTTATGTACAGGTGCTGAACCACCAATTATCCCTCTTAAATTTGTTTTATAGCCAAGTGATTTAAGATTTTTATGAACTTCAGAAGCCTTTAATCTTCCTGCTGACCATTCATGGATAGATTTAGCCACTGCTATTTCTGTTTTTTCATCCATGTTACTACCCCTTCTTTGGTGGTAATATCATCACACCCCCCGATGCTTCTACTTGTACCTTCTCAGTTTTAATTAAACCTACTCTGTCAAGTAATTCTTTTGCTGCACCGAGTTTATCTCTAATACCTAACTGTGTTGGGTCATCCATGCCACTCACCATAGCAACTGCGGCCTTGGGTGCATTTCTACTCATGTATAGCTGTGTAGCTTCCATGATCTCGTCTTTCATAGATGCAACAACTGCTGATGTGGATGAGTTCTCAGAATATCCTGCTAACAACTTAGCTTGTACAGGGTCTCCATTAGCTTTGTCAAACAAAACTTCTAGAAACAACTTCTGTCTATCTGTTAGTTCTCTACTCAATGTGGTATACCTTGTGTTAAAACTCTGTCTATTAAACGTTGTGCTCTGTTGGGTGTCTGTCTGTACCAACGTGAGTCTTCCATCTGATTTGCCATTTCTTGATAGTCATTATTGTTGACTGCAGCAATCATGTTCTTAAATTTACTTAGAGTTGGTCTTCCTAATTGAAAAGACATATTTGCTAATACTCTTTGTATCTCTTCGGGTAGACTATCAAAATCATCAAATAGTTCTTTACAGTCACTTATGGAAACTTGTATATCTCTTTCAAACCAATCATTTACTTGTTCGTGTGGCACTTTAGTTCCTACGGGTTGCCCATAAAACTCTTCATCCCACTCTGTGATTAAATGTCCTATCCCCCCGGTCAAATGCCCTTCTGAACATCTATATAACTCATATTTTATTCCCTCGTCATTAGCTATCTCGTCTTGTAGCTTAATTAAATTCATCTTCTAAGTCCTAATTTCATTTGTTGTTTACGTATTTCTTTTACGTGTAAATGCCAAAAATAGTTTCCCACTTTACTAATTATAGCAGAAATCTTTAAAAATGTCAAGGCTTTTAAACTCATGCTCTTTTTGTTATCCTTTGTTCTAAATGACTAATGAGTATTTCTCTCATGTGAACTGCTCTTGCTCTATCTGTAAAGGAGTATTCTCGTATATCATCTGTCTCAACTCTAAGTGAAAATGTATAGAATGCTCCCTGTTTTACAATAGGTGAGGCACTACCTCTAGCTATTCTTTGTGGATTAACCAATGTTCCAAAATTTGTTTCAATAATTTTAGCCATTACTTTTTGCCTTTCAACATCTTAGCTGCTTGTCCTACACCTTTGATACCAAATGACGCAGATATTGCTATGTACAATAAATACTGATACCAATCAGGTAGTGTTGCTAATATCTCAAAACCCTCTTTCACATATTCTCTCATACCCGGAATAAATACTAATATAGCAGGAGCTAGTAGTACAACTAAAGCGAACTCGTCTTTCCAACTATCCACTGTAGCATCTGCCATCTTGCCTTCCCACTCAACTTGACCTGTTGCAACCTTTTCTGCAACAGTAGCACGAGCTTTAGCCTCTGCGACTTTAGCTTGTCCATCTGCCTTTGTTTTTTCTATCTTGTTTTGAAACCACGTTCCTGCGAGGTTTGCGATTGGTCCTATTAGTGCTTGTATCATTTGCTATTTTCTCTTTTATTCTTTCTTGTTTTAATTTTTCTTTTAACTTAGCTGAATCTACGAAAGCTTGATGTTTTCTTTGCAATCTTGCGGGGTTGTTTAGAAAATTGTTTACCTCTTCTAGTCGCTTTGCGTTTAGCAGCCGAAGAGGCGGCGTATTCACTGGAACTAAGAGCCTTAATTGCTTTCTCAGGTAGATAACGTTCGCCAGTTGCCTTTGATCCTTGTGTACTAGGTTTACCAGACTTTGTTCGCCATTTTTGTTTTGTCCACGCAACTAACGACCTTTGTGATTTTTTAAGTGCCATACTCTACCCTACATACACAAATCTTCATACTTAGTAGTATGAAGTCTATGTCTTGACAATTCTCTAGCAGCAGTAATTCCTACTCTACCATTATGTTTTAGTATTTTTATTAACCAACTTATCATATGCTTGTTTAATCTCTTCTATTGTTCTTTTACAACCTATGCATATATTATCTTTGAGTTTACATATCCCTACGCAAGGTGTTAGATCTTTCCCATCCATTTTGCTAGTAGCCATGCTAATATTCCTGCAAAGAATAATATAAATATAAATGCTATCCCATACCCTGCATATTCTATTAACTCTTGTTTACGCTTCTCTGCCATCTTTTCTTGATAGCGTCTTGACTTTCTAGCCTCTGCTTGGAATGCCTGCCAATCTTGCCAAAGTCCAGGTCTTCCTAAGTAGATCATTATTTTTTTGAGTTCTTCTTCTTTTTCTTTTATTTGCTCAAGAGCCATGAACTCTTCTAGATCACCACCCCCAACACCTTTAGATTTTTTCTTTTTTAGATTCTTTTCTATTTGTTCTTTTGCAAACACAAAATCGGAAATCTGTTTTACACACCCTCCAAGTTCTTTTCCGTTTGATACGAAATTTTTTATTATTCCGAAAGCAGCGTTAGCTGCGGCTAGTTCTGCTAACATTTTATTTCCTTATGGGTTTACAATATGCAGTTATTCGCTGATTTCCATCCTCTGTTGGTATAGCTGGTTGCTTACGTAGACGTTCTGCAAAGTACAGACATCTATCAATATCATCAAAAGTTTGTATTTGATTTATTACTCTTGTGTCAATCATAAACACAAGAAGAAACTCTATCATACAGGTGCTCCTTGCACCTCGTCATCTTCTTCGTGGCAGTCGCAGTTGCACTCTTCACAATCACAATCGTAACACTCACAAGTGTCACACCTTTTTTTTCTTTTTTCGTTCATGTGCTTTCTTTAAACTTTCTTTTGCTTTTTTAAATATTGCGACAACTTCAGTCTTGCCCATCACTTTAGCTCTTTGCTCACCGACTGTAAGTATCTGTATCTTTCTCGCATATGGCTTATTGATCTTTTTAACTTTTGTAACTGTGTTTCGTGCATCTGTTGGGGTGGCGAACTTGATGCTAACTGTGTCTTTAGGGTTTTCATCCGTGTACAGTCTTCTATCGCTACCTTTTGGCTTTTTACCCGTGCCAACTTTAGGATCTCTTTTTTTTCTTGACAACTTTCTTATACCCTTTTTTCTGATCTCGCTGTATTTTAGTTAATGTCCTAGCTTGACCCGCATGAAGTTTAGATGCTTTTCTTAATCCTTTGATTACTTTTCCTAGTGGTTTAGTATAATGTGGCATTAGTTTCTATACCCTCCTCCTGCTGCTTTATAGGCTTTCGCCATCATCTGAGCTTTACGAGCACTCCATTGCCCCGGAGCACCTCCTTTGCCACCAGCTTTGATTCTATTAAATATTCTTTTACGCAATTCAGGCTTAGTGTAATTACCTGCCTTGTTAACTGTGCTCTTAGATTTCTTTTTAGTAGTTTTCTTTTTTGCTGCCATAATTATGCCATTGGATTTCTCTTTTTAGCTCTACGGGTGCGTTTAAACGATCTGTTCTTTGATGCAGATTTAGTTGTCAAGTTTGCTAATCTATTATCTTTAGGATTACCATTCTTATGTGCTACATCCTTTCCCTTTACGTTGACCCCCTTCTTCTTTAGAAGGTTACGAGCAGCATTTCTGCTGTCTCGTCTTTTAATTTGTTCAGCCTTACCATGATAATTCTGATACTCTTTCTTATAATTTCTTTTTGTTCTTGTTTTTGTTTTTTTTGCTGTTTGTGTCATCGTATAAATTATTGAAAGTTGTAAAAGGATCTAGATAAGACTCATGAGCTTCTGCTGAGTGTAGCCACTGCGATGGTGCAAAATCAGGAGCACCCTCTCCAGTAACCCATAGTGCAGGACTTGTTGCTCTAACTCTATTGTTTGGCAAGGCAACTAAGTTACCAGTCCATTTACCAGCATCCAACAAATACAATACGTGTGATTGTTTATGTTGTGCTGGATCATCAGCTATATCGCTTTCTGTGTAATCGACAGTAAATAAATACTTAGCAGTAAAAAATTTATTGTCTATTTTGCATAGCCACGGAGAAGAACTAACTCTATCCATAACTATTACTGAATGATGCCTAGCTTCGCAGTCCCACGGTTGACATAGATGATCTTCCATTGGTTCTGCCCATTCGTCTACTGGTATGTCTGCTACGAGTGCTTGTATCGGCATTCTTGCCCACATTGCACCACCATGAACATTTTCTTTTTCATCGCATCCTGTGAACACGACTTGGAAACTTAATGACCTATCAGGTATTGTGTTAACTGCGAAAGCTAAAGCGTGAAGGAACTCACCATGATACTTAGAGTGATTGCAGGTAAATTCTCTACGTACCCAACATTTAAAATGTGGTACGTTACTGATTAAGTAAGACATTATCTACGTCTTGCCGCACCACCCCTTGACATCATTTTGGATTTTTTCATACCTGCCCCACCCTTAGACATGTACTTAGTCTTCTTCATAGCACCACCTTTGTTCATCATTTTAGATTTTTTAGTAGCACCACCTCGATTCATCATCTTGGATTTCTTTTTCTTCATTGGCATATTTAAGTCTCCCTATTTTCTTTTAGCTTTAGCCATTTTTACTATTCTATTTTTCATAGCTTTCATTTTGGCTCTTTTCTTCTCATCATCTATCTCTTTTAATCTAGCAGACATAGATATTCTACCCCCAAATTTAGATGGGGTAGTCTTTATCGAACTAGTCCTCTTAGACATTATAGGACTGGCAGATTTCTTTTTCATAAATTTTTGTATAGCAGCTCTAGTGCGAGGACCCATTATGCCATCGGCTGTTATCTTTGCTCCCATACGTATTAACTTCTTCTGCAAAGCTAAAGTTTTGTTATAGTCTTTTGTATTGGCTGCTGTTGCCCTAACTTTCTTTGTGCCTATGTTAGCATCTTTCTTCATGATGTTGGCAACTTTAATTAAGTCAGGCTTCCTTTTCGGAAGAGCTTTTAATTCACTCTTCAAGACATTTTGTGCTTTTTTAAGATTACTAGCAACTGTAGCATTGGCTAATAACTTAGCATCTACTTTTTGAGCTATATTTTTATTGATGTTTTTTGGTAATTTAGTTTTATTTAATTGAGTTTTTAGATTATTAACTATGGCTTTGTTTGTATCTCTAATATTCTTTGATTTTTCTATTTTCATCTTAACGAGTTGTATTAACTCTTTATCATCTATGCCCTCTAGATTTAACTTAGCCATGTTATTCTCCCTTTATTGTTTTGCCTTTAGTAATCTTGGCAAACGCTTCGGGACTAGATTTACGTAGTGCCTTTAATCCCGGATTTAGTGTAACAGATCCTCCAGCAACATAAAAGTGTTTTTTACCCATCACTGTTCCACCGTATGCCATCCGACCTTTTGCTTGTTGGGCATCCATTCTTCCCAATCTACCTGTTTTTTTCTGAATCAACTCCTCTTTAGCTTCTGCTAGTTTAGATTTCAAAGAATTTTGCACAACTTCTTTTGCTCTTTCTATAATACCTTTGCTATGTTTTTCAGAATCATCTAATACTTTTCTTGCTTCTGCTAGGGTCATTAACACCTCCACCTTCTTCTAGCTTGTCTTAATCTACTATTCGGATTTTTTGCTGCTTTAGGGAACTTTTTCATCTGTCCTGCTGATCTTGCACAAAAAGATTTACGTCTTGCAGCTCTTTTGCCTGTTGGTTTCTTCTCAGTTACTGCTGTTTTAAGTTTACTGCCGGGATTTTGCCTTCTATATTTGGCAACTCCCTTTGCAGTCATGCCTGCTCCACTTTTTGTGGGTCGCATGTCACCACTTTTTTGGGTAAAACCTTTTAATCCACCTCTTTTACGCTTTTCTGCCATTTTGTTTTTAATTTACCCTCTTCAACCATGCATTTATATTTCAAAGCATAGAAATTTGGCATATATGAGGGTAACTCTACAGCTATCTCATATGCTCTTTGGACACATTGCTTCTCTGTTTTGTATGGTCCTTCTAAATCTTCTAAAGTATGGCATATATTCGTTGTACCCATCAAACATACAAGCACGAATGCCTCAAACATTATACATTATCCTTCCAACCTTCTGCTTTCATAGCACGTTCTACATGCTTCAACCCAAAAGGTTTATTAAAATGTGCCTCCAACGCTGCTTTTACGTAGTAGACATCACTATGAGGGATATGAATTTTATGTAGTTTATTATTACGGACAGCACGGTAGAACTTTTCAAGTGTCATACCTGTGTATAGTTGTACGGATTTTTTCCTCATTGTCAAGATTTATGTAAATTTACGTAGGGGACTATAAGATTTACTACATAGTAAATGTTATTATATTATATCTGTATATAACATTGTAAATGTTAACATTATAATTGTAACTAGTTTTATCATATTTTTATTTAAAAGTCAAATACAGTAGAAGTGTTGTACCCCGCCCTTAAAAAGCAGTGCTTATGTATAACATATTGACAGTTATCATTGTGGTTTACACTTAAAATACCTAATCTGTGTATAAGTTCATGATACATACGTGGGTACGGGGGTGTGGCAGTCGCATGGCACGGTCAAAAATGATAGTTTTTTAGTTGGATAGCGTCAAAAATGGTAAATTTTACCAAGTTGGTAAAAAAAGTTGTTGATTTTATTACATAATTTGAATTGTGAAAACTGTTATCGTATCAGTTTACCTTGTAAAACTTGGCATAAACCTTGCATTAGCAAATTCTATGCCAACTTGAAAAGTAGGAGCATATAATTATTTTTACATGATTTTAAAAGTTGGCATGATTCTTGCATACTATCCTTGTCAAGAATTTGACAGTTAGGAACGTCAAAAAGCTGCCATGTCAATAATTTGACAGCTTATAAACTTGGCATGATAATTGCATAATTCCTATATAAGTT